ATTGACCTTGAATGTATCACCATCAATAACATAGGTTACTGTAGATTTAGCATAAAGACAACAGAATGATAAGATAATTACAGCTATCTTCAATGTTATACCTACCTTTCTGTTAAGTCATCAGTAATATCAGTCATAACATCTTTTATACTATGTTTAGTCTGATAAGGCAAGTCATCAACTTTATCAACAATTTCACAACTTCTAGCACAATTCCAGGCTATCATTTTAGAACTATCAACACCTGCATATAAATCAGATGATAAATTTTCTTCAGCCTTCATCAAAGCTTGTTTTGTATTATTAGCTCTAACTTTATTTATAAGTTTCAATGTATTTAATTCTTTATAAACAGTAGATTTAATAACAATAAATATAAAGTATTCAAACATATTATAGTTCCTTTCGAGGATTTAGAGGTTATTGTGTGACCCTACAAGTTACAATATATAGAATATGTATACTTATGTAGGGGTTGGGAGAGATCGTACGTTCTACGTACCAATATGGAGCTAATACAGCTATTCTAGGATGTATTAGATACTATATAATCTCTATTACCTCTGTTATGTAGTAATATAATAAAGAATCTCTCAAATAAAAAAAAGAGAGAGACCTAGAAAGATCTCCCTCTTAATAATACCACGTGTCCTACGGGTTAGCTACCCAAACATATGCCTGTGCTGCCTGATCCCAATCATAGTGACCTGGAGGAGGAGGCGGTGGAGGTTGAGTTGCTTGCTGTACTAACTGTTGTCCCTGTTGAGGAGCAAGTTGTGATAGTCCAGCCATTAACTGTTCAGGTGTGAGTGTTTCTGCCATTGGCTGTGTTGCCTGAGCCTTGAACTGTGTGTAGTTCTGCATAAGACCAGAGAACGCATTGTCTGTCTGCCATTGGTTGTACCCACGCCTAGCAAGCACGGTCTTCTGTATACCATACATTGATATACTCAGATAGCTAGCCAGTATCTGTAATAGCCCTGGATCAGGGTTAGGTGTGTTCATGTTGAACTCCTTCCATTAATTAATGAACTTGAATAATCTCAAATCAAAAATAACGTAATCGCGATAGCGAAAACCCTTTCTAAGGGGGTGCGGTGTCTCTGAAAGGACACACACTAAAATGGTACAATTTTCAAAAGTGCTTGCATTTAATATCATAACCGAATATAACTTTGCTTCATGAAAGGAGATATAATGTCTAAGCGAGTATACCATCTTACAATCGAGTTCGATCCAGAAACTGATGATATAGAATATATTTTAGAAACTATAAATGAGGTAGATGATGATCATGTACAATTAGTGCAGATAGGTAATATAGATCTAGAGAAGTATTTCGATAAAGAAACTCTTAAAGAGATATTACAGAACTATGAAGTTGGAGAAGCTTAGATATATGTCTAGATATGATATAACTTCTTTCTAACCCTATACGGGTTAGAATATAGAGTTATATATTATATCTATATATTATATCTTAATATTATATATATTATATTATATATTGCGCGTACGAGAAAATGAATATTGACAGAAAATTAAGTCTACTACTAGCATTATGGGTTTTAGATAAATTAATTATGATATTATTATTAATGGTGTTTGGTTAAATGAAAAATGACTTAGTAAAATTATTAGCATTTCTTTGGCTTTGTGGTACTGCGTATGGTATCTATGAGATATGGTCTAATGTATCATATATAGCAGATTTGACATCTGCCTACATGCAGATGTTTGTGAATCAGATAAGGAAATAATGCCAGACCTGAGAGAATCCTTAGACCTTCTTGATATGTCTGTAGCTGCATCAGATAGACCTAGCTATATAGAAAATATAGGGGAAACATTGCTACAAAATCAGCTAGATGCCCTAGAACAATCATATGCTCAACATGGAACTATAGGTCCTGATCCAATGTATGACGAAGAGGGCAATATTATTCCTGAAGAATTATGGGGTCCTGATATTTCATTTGCTCCATTAATATCCCCAAAAAATATTTCTAGGGGGCTCGTAAATTTATGGCAAAAATTAGGATCAAATGCACTGAAAGGCGAGAAAATAAGGCCTTTAGAAAAAATTTTTCTAAAAGGTTCGAAGGCAATGATTGCTGCTGAGAATAAGGCAAGAGCTCTTCATGTTCAAGGGAAGGAACAATTAATAAAGCAAGGGTTTTTGAAAGAATATCCTTATCATCATGGAGACCTCTTATTGCCTCCAGGTAAGCGAATTGGAAAAACTGTACGAAAAGTACAAGATGAAGTGGCAAAAGAACTAGGAAGCAAGAAGGGATTCAAAAGATACTTAAATACTCTTTTAGAACAAGATCCATTAATTACACCTTCTACAAATTTACCAGCTAATCGGGTTAGAAAGAATTTAATAAATAGAATGGGTGAGGATAAAAATCTATACCATGCATATAAAAATGCAGTAATAGATAATATAAATCGGACTGATTATAAAGTAGCTATAAATATAGATCCATCAAAAAAAATAGGGATGGATTTTCGAGGATTATTTACTGGTCCATGGTATGGAAGTGGTTATTCTAAACAAAGTGTATTTGAAAGAGGTATATCTGCCCTTACAAGAAAATCTACAAAAGTACATGAATTCACACATGCCGCACAGCTTGGTAGGAGAATACCTAAGGGAACTCTAAAGGGAGATGAATATGGTGTTCCTTTTACATCAGTGACTGGACAAATACGAGAACAATTGTTTAGAGCTGCTGGCCCAAAAGGTTCGAGTATTCTTACAGAAACTCTGCATGATGAAGAGCGATTCCGTAGATTGGCTGGATTTCAAAAATTGATTGATAAGAATATAAAACCTGATGCTATGGAAAGAATAGATATTTTTCGAGGTTTTAAAAAATCACCAGAAGGTTCTAAGGGGGGCGGCAATATAGGGAGGTTTGATAATTATCTAAGAAGTTGGTATGAAGTAACTGCACGTATTGGAGAAATGCGTCATGCTGAAAAATTAGGTAAAAATTACAAACAAACAGGCGCTTATAGTAACTTACGTCGTTTATTTGATGATAAATTTATTACGTTATTGAAGGATAAATATTGGGCAGCAGCTCCAGTAGGGCTAGGAATGGAAGCTATAGATGATGAAATGTATAAGGATTTGAGATGACATGGGAAGAAATGTATTTAAATGCCTTAGAGGTTATTGAAGAATTAAAGCAAGAAGTAGATATGCTGAGGAAAATAGTGAGAGTCCAGTTACCAATTATAGAGAGAGACGATGAGAACCTACAAGATATCTAATACATTTCATAAGGTCTTCGACGACAAGGAAGAGCTGCCGCCAGGGGTGGATGTCACTCCTGAATGGCGAGATGCCAAGATAGGTGACTGGGTGGAAGCAGACGATGGGTGTTATATCCAGATTCTACGTAGAGGAAAGATGCAGGCTACATGGGGTAAGAATCGGATACGTCACTATGTTGGCACTTGTACGGGAACTTTTATGTGTAATAAGAATACAAAGATGGATACCTCTAAGCGTGAGAATGTATGGAGCTTATCTGGTAAGAATACAGAGAAGATTATCTTTGATAGAAAGACTCTTACTAAGAAAGAATTAGTATTTGTACAATTTATAGTAAGAGGTGTATCTTTACGGGATGCCTATTTAAATGCTTTTGATACAAATAACCCAAGATACGCATCAGAACAGTCTGCTAAATTAATGAAGACAGAGAGGGTTGTAAAAGCTATGAAGGAAGAGTTAAAGCCAGTTTTAAAAGAATTAAACATTGACGACAAATCAGTCTTGAAGGGCATCAAAGAGGTTGCAGAGGGCGATGAGAAAGCCGAGACTAGACTAAAAGCTTTATTTAAGCTTTCAGATATCTTGGATCTCGAAGATAAGACCCAAACCAAAGTTACCCAGCTTAGTGGGACTGTCTTTCAAGGATTTGGTGACAATGTGTTAGAAGAAGTCCAACGTCCAAAGGAGATCACCAAATAATGGCTGATACAATTGATATTGGTGATACTCCTGATAATAGTCCACTAAAGACTGGGGACATGAGAAGAAAGTATGACCAGTCCAAATGTGGCAAGGGCTACAAGAGTGTCAAAGGTAGGTGTGTTAAGATAAGGGAGAAGAAATAATGGCGGGCAAACGATTAGACTTATTTAAACATGATCGGGGACTTGGGGATACTGTCGCAAGAGCTATACATAAGGTTACTGGTGTTGAGCCTTGTGGTGGATGTAAGGATCGCCAGGAAAAGTTGAATAGAGTGGTTCCATATGACCCCTATCATCGCAATAAAAATGGGAAAAATAATGGCAGCTAAGAGATTAGATCTATTCAAACACGATGAGAAGGCAAGGTCTAAGGAAGCCTATCATATATGACCATACGAAGGTACGCCGCACCCAGTTAGGGAAGCGCATAAGGAGAAGAAAAAGAAATAGATGGCAAATGTTAATTTCCATAATGTATCTAAAGAAGAGCAGACTTTGCGATTAGCACAGAATGATCTTATTGCATTTGGTAAGTTGTTTCTTCCAGATGATTTCAAAAGATCTGAAACTCCTTTCTTTCATTATGAAGTGGCAGATGCTATTAATGATCCTGATGTACGACAGTTAGCAGTTATACTGCCTAGAGGTCATGGAAAGACAGTATTAACGAAATGTGGTATTATGCATGATTTTTGTTTTACTAAAGAACCTTTATTCTATGGATGGGTGGCGGCAAGTTCTAAGATTAGTGTTCCTAATCTAGATTATATTAAATATCATCTGGAGTATAATGATCAGGTGAGGTATTACTTCGGTGATCTAAAGGGAAGGAAATGGACAGAAGATGATATCGAACTTAAAAACGGCTCTAAACTTATCAGCAAATCGAATTTATCGGGTATTAGAGGTGGTGCTAAGCTTCACAAGAGATATGATCTCATTGTATTGGATGATTTTGAGGACGAAAATAATACCATTACGCCTGAGTCTAGAAGTAAAATTGCCAACCTTGTTACGGCTGTTGTGTTTCCTGCTCTTGAACCTCATACTGGTCGTCTGCGTATTAATGGTACTCCCGTTCATTACGATGCATTCATTACTAATATACTTAATGGGCATGTTAAGGCAGAAGCTAAAGGAGAAGACTACAGCTGGAAAGTGATTACATATAAAGCATTGCAGGATGATGGTGTTCCATTATGGCCTAGTTGGTTTGGTTATGATGAGATGCAGAGAAAGAAAAAGTTTTATGCAGATTCTGGACAACCTCAAAAATTCTATCAGGAGTATATGATGGAAGTCCAAAGTGAAGAAGATGCAATATTTACAAGAGAACATATTAAATACTGGGATGGTCAGTTTGTTCACGATGAAGAGACTGGCATAAGCAGTGTAATTACGGAGGATGGAGATGTTAAAGCAGTTAATGTTTTCGCGGGTGTTGATCCCGCTACGGACTCTAAGCGTAGGGATGCTGACTATAGTGTTATCATCTTTGTTGCTTGTGATATGGACAACAATATATACGTTCTCGATTATGTTAGGAAGCGCTCTTTACCTGTGCTCGGTATTCCAGGGTCTGATAAAAAGGGTATTGTTGACTATATATTCGACTATTCAAAAATATATCATCCATTGATGCATACTATAGAAGATACATCTATGTCTAAGCCTGTATTCCAGGCTATAAGAGCAGAGATGATGAGAAGAAATGATTTTTCTGTAGGATTTAGAGAAGAGAAGCCAGGAACAAGAATGTCAAAGCGTGATAGAATACAGGGCATATTAGCCCAAAGATTTGCAGTAGGGCAAATGCATATTAAGAAAACTCATTATGACTTGCAAAGAGAGATCATTACTTTTGGTCCTCGTATGGCACATGATGATACTATTGATGCACTTGCTTATGCATGTAAGTTTGCCTATCCTTGCAATTTTGATGAGGGAAAAGATGGGCAGTGGAGTAAAAAGAAACCCAAAGCTAAGTCATGGGTAACAGCATGATTAGCACATTTATATTAGCGGCAATGCTTAGTATTGAAGAACCTAAAGCAATTATTCAAACCCCTATTAAAACTGAAGCTGGTAGACGCAGAGGAAAGCATGGCAGAGGGAAACGCAGAGGTGGCGGGGGTTTACGCTAGATGAGAGTTCAAGTTATGAATTGTGTTATGGAACTTATTATTAGGATTACTATTTTTAGGAGCATATAAACATGGAGATTACATCACATATGAATGCCCGCAGGCGAGTTACAGCTGTCCAGAAATATGTGACGTGGATCACAAACATCTACCAATAGAGGAGTGTAAGAATGGCAAAAACAAAAAGAGCAGATCAAGTCAGAAGCCTTTACAATCTGGCGAATACGTGGACACGGAAGCAGTGGGAGTTCATAAACCAGAA